ATGCTGACGCAGCTCGTCTTTTCTGTATAAACAAGACTTGTTTGACATGGTTACGCCCTGCGCGCCTTGCGCCCAGGTTTGCGCGTGCGCGCGCGGGCGACCATTTTCGACTCACTATGCTATCCGGTTCGTGCGATGCCTTACAAACGCGCCTGGCAGGGGAACTAAATTTATGAGCAAGGAACCACAACCCCCACCGCCCGAAATTTCTGTGCGTTGCGCCTTTGACGAAATGGTGCCTCTACCTGAAATCAAACCCAACCCCCGCAACCCAAACACGCATCCCCAGGCACAGCTTGATTTGCTGGCAAAACTTATCAGGCATCAGGGGTGGCGCTTGCCCATTGTGATTTCCAATCTATCAGGCCTCGTGGTCGCCGGGCATGGCCGGTATGAGGCCGCCTTGATCTTGGGGGTGGAAGCCGCCCCGGTAAATTTTCAAGATTTTGATTCGCAGGAGGATGAGCTCGCTCACCTCATGGCAGACAACCGAATCGCAGAAATGGCAGAATTAGACTTTCAAGGGATTGGGGAATTGCTCCGTGAATTGGAAGCGTCGGGCACGGATTTGGATTTAACAGGGTTCAGGGACTTTGAACGAGATCCACTTTTGGCGGCTGATTGGGAGCCGTCCGCTGTTGGGGAACTTGGTGACGGTGGGGGCGATGGGGGAGCCAAGTCCATAGGCCTCTCGGCGGAGCAGCGTTCAATTTTTGAGCAAGCAATGGTCAAAATGAAAACTGAAACTGATGACAAGGAAATGAGTGAAGGCCGGGGGGTTGAATTATTGGCGGCCGAATATCTGGCGGGATGACATTTTATCTTTCAGCAAGTTGTGAAAACCCAAAACGAATGAATCTTTGCCTGGCATTTGGAGGCCCACCCAACGCAATGAGGTTGGGGCTCAGTAACCCAGAGGACGCCCCGGCGCTCTTGGTTTCATTCTTCTATTTGAACAACTTCACCAGGTTGAGGGACGATTTGAATTTCCGTCATTGGGTGATGGACTCCGGGGCTTTTTCCGCAATGAACTCCGGGAAAACCATTTGCCTCAAGGAGTACACCGAAACCTGTAAACGGATGCTCAAAGAAGATGAAAAACTGACTGAGGTTTTTTCTTTGGATGTAATTGGCGACCATAAGGCAAGCGCGGAGAATTGCGACTATATGTGGAGCCAGGGGGTGCCGGCGATTCCGTGTTTTCACATTGGGGAACCTGAATCCGCATTGATGGAGATGGCAAGTAATTATCCAAAGATTGCCCTGGGAGGGGTGGCTTTATTGAAGGGCAAGGCAAAAATGGAATGGGCAGAGCAATGTTTTGCCAGGGTTTGGCCGAAGCGAATTCACGGTTTCGGGTTTGGGGGCGAATCCCAAATGATGAAGCTCCCTTTTGATTCAGTAGATGCGACAAATTGGGAGCTTGGGCCATGTGCGTTTGGAAGATGGAACAGCTTCAAAAACCTGTCTGTCCGGGGTGGGTCACAAAATTTACGCGCAGAAGTAGAACATTTTTTAAGACTAGAACGCAAAGTCACAGCGAGGTGGAAAAGCCTCTGGGACAAAACCCAAAAGGAAAACAAACTATGAAAAGAACAGTCATCAGCATCAGCGGGGGAATGGATTCAACGGCCCTCCTCGTTCATCTATTAGCCCGGGGGGATAAGGTGTCGGCAATCAGTTTTGATTACGGGCAGAAACACGTTTTGGAATTGGAACGGCTTCAGGCAAATCTCATTTATCTTAAAGAGAACGGGCATTCCCTGTCTTATACCGTTTTGGATTTATCCGCATTGGGGGCGCTGTTTCATTCCAGCTTAACGACACAGGACTGGGAACCGCCCGAGGGGCATTATGAGCAAGACAATATGGCTGAAACGGTCGTCCCAAATCGCAACGCAATTTTTTCGAGCGTTGCTTATGGCGTTGCCTTGTCCATTGCAAACAAGGAATCCTGCCAGGTTGAGTTGGCAATGGGCGTCCACGCCGGGGATCATGCAATCTACCCGGATTGCCGGCCTGAGTTTTATGAATCAATCGGCCAGGCATTTAAGATAGGGAATTGGAACAGTGAGGCGGTCAGTTTCTATTTGCCCTTTTTGGACGGCGATAAGGAAACCATCCTGCAAGACGCCCTCCAATCTTGTAAAATCCTCGGCCTAGATTTTGACACGATATTCGCCAACACGAACACAAGTTACTCCCCCGACGCCCAGGGCCGGGCAAGTGGGAAAACCGGAAGTGATGTGGAAAGGATTTTAGCTTTTCACTCTATCGGGCGAGCTGACCCGGTTGAATATGTTGACCCCTGGGAAACAGTTTTGGCAAATGCCTTGAATCTTAACGCGCTGACAAAATGAAAACGTGCTCAAAAATATTTGCGGAAATCCCTTTCGCCCATCGCCAACCGGAACACGACGGCCATTGCCGTCTCATTCACGGTCACAACTGGTCAATCAAGGTCACGTTCACCGCCGACCAAACAGACGAGAACGGGTTTCTTGTAGACTTTGGAAAACTGGGAACACTGAAAAAATATCTTTCTCACTTTGATCACGCCCTTGTTTTGAGATACGACGATCCGGCGCGGGAGGGATTGGATGGGCCGGAGGTTGTCTCGTCCATTGCTCGCGTCATTACAGTTGATGATGCCAGCTGCGAAGGGTTGGCCGAGCACTTCTTTCACACGTTTGACGATATGATTCAAAATGAATTGGGCCATCGAGGGGCTCGGGTTGTGAGAGTGACCGTTTACGAGGACAGCAAAAATTCAGCATCTTATGAAAAATCTTAAACTCAACGAATGGTTTTACTCCCTTCAAGGCGAAGGTCGCCGGGCTGGGCAACCCTCAATTTTCATTCGCCTGTCGGGCTGTGACCTGGCTTGCGGCTTTTGTGATACGGAGTTTGAAAGCGGCAAAGAAATGTCGGTGGAAGAAATCGCCAAACTCATTGAGCCCCATCCGTGCCGCTGGATTGTTTGGACAGGCGGGGAGCCGTCATTGCAATTAACAGCAGAGCACGTTTCTTTTTTCGCCGGGTTGGGATACCAGCAAGCAATCGAAACAAACGGAAACAACCCGGCGCCGGCCGGCTTGGATTGGGTTTGCGTTTCCCCAAAAGTGGCCGAGCACGTAGTGGCTCGGAACTTCCCTAATGGCGTTAACGAGTTGCGATATGTGCGCCACAAAAATCAGGTCGCTGTGCCAGAGCCAAAAGTGGACGCCGAATTTTTCTACCTTTCGCCAATGTTTGACGGCGACCAAATAAACATCAAAAACCTCAATCACTGCATCAAATTATGTTTGGATTCACCGAAATGGCACCTCTCCCTTCAAACCCACAAACTGACAAAAATTCTATGACAGAACAGGAGGCACGGGTTCGGCAGACGCTTGAATGGCTTGGCGAAGACCCGTCCCGTGAAGGGTTGAGAGACACGCCAAAACGCCACGCGAAATTTCTCTTGGAATTTACTTCACCCGACCCGTTTGAATTCACCACATTCGCCAACGAAGGCGGCGATGATATGATTGTCCAAACTGGGATTCCTTTCTATTCCCTTTGCGAGCATCACCTGGCTCCATTTTTTGGAATCGCATCGGTGGCATATATTCCAAAGGGGCGAATCGTGGGGCTGTCAAAGTTGGCGCGGGCGGTTGATTGGTATTCGCGACGCCTTCAAAACCAAGAACGGATCACCCACCAAGTTGCCGAACGGATTGAAAAAGAATTGTCGCCGGAAGGGGTCGCCGTAGTTTTGAAGGGGCGTCATCTGTGCATGGAAATGAGGGGAATCAAAAAGTCGGGAACGGAAACCACGACCAGCAGAATGACAGGGGCGTTTTTTGAAAACCCTTCTGCAAGAGCGGAATTTTTAAGCTTGGCCAATCTATGAGTGAAGAACAATCCCCACCGACATTGAAAAACCTTTTGACCTCGGAAGATGCTGCCAAAGTTCTCCGGAAGAATTTGGAAAATGTAGTCCGGAAAGCAGCGGCGGGAAAAGTTCTTAGCCGGGCAGAACAAGATTTGTTGGAAGGGATAATAGAAGCCCAGGGGGATGGGAGGCGGCCAAAAAAAATCCGCTCATGGACGGCCCTGGCAAAAGAATTGGGAATCACCCGAAAATCTGTCTGGCAGCTCCGGGACAAACACGGCGGCCCGGAAACCTTTGACATTGCCACATGGAAAGAATTTCTGGAGCGCCGGGCAAATGAAAGCCCTCACTGGCAGAATGAAGATAATCAATCTGAAGAAGTACGAAAGCTCCGGACAGATTTGCTCCGTGCTCAGGCCGGCAAAGAGGATGCCATTCGTAAGCTTAGAGAATTGGAATATGCCAAGGCTGAGGCCGGTCTGGTTCCTATGGCCGATGCCAAAGCAGTCATCAAAAGGACGTTGCAGCCGTTCCGCTCCCTGCTCGATGCCTACCCAAAATCAATCGCGGTTCAGGCGAACCCAACCGACCCACAACTGGCCGAGGAGGCCGCCAGGGAAGGCATGAAGAAACTTTTTGAGATAGTTCAGAGGGAGCTCAAGTGACTACTGAACTGGAACGGTTTGGCGCGCGGTTCTTTATCTGGCCCAAAGAGCAAACGGTGTTGGAATGGGCGGAGGAAAATGTGGAATTGTCGCCCCGGATAACCGAGCAGCCCGGGCCTTATACGACGAGGCTCCATCCATATTGTGATGAGGTTTTGGAGGGAATAGCCAACCCCCGCATCAAAAGGATTTCCCTTTGTTGGGGCAGCCAGACCAGCAAGACGACGACGTTCTATGTAATGCTCGGCCACGTCATTGACCAAGACCCCAAATCAATTCTGTGGGTCTTTCCAAACTTGGCCCTCTGCAAAACATTTAGTTCCGAACGCTGGATGCCTTTTTGCCGCGAGTCCAAAGCCCTGGTGAAACACTTGCCACACTACATTGACGGCTCGATTGATGCGGACCGGTTCACCCTCACCAAACAGGAATTTTCCCGATGCACCATGAATCTAGTGGGCGCCGGCAGTTCGGCCAATGTCCGGAGCTATCCAGTGTCGGTTCTGGTTTTGGATGAGATTGATGTAATCGACGAACGAACCCGGCGCGAGTGCATGGATCGGGTGAAAGGGCGCCATGATTACAAAGTGCTCCAATCCTCAACGCCGGTTACTGAAACCGGGGGAATCTGGCAAGAGTTTCAGGAGGGCGACCGGCGGCGATATTATATGCCTTGCCCGCATTGCCAGGCTCAGATTCTTTTCCGGTTAAAAAACGGCGAGGGGGATTTGAATTTGAAGTGGGACAAAAAGGCCAAGCTTTCAGAAACAGATTATGATTTGGGGCGCGTGGAGTCTTCCACGGTTTACATCTGCGAGGAGTGCCAGGGGGAAATCACCAATGCCCACAAATCCAAAATGCTCAGGGATGGGGGTTGGCGCGCCACCAGCTCAAGCTCTGAATCAGGGGTGCGCAGCTATCACCTGAATTCTATCTATTCCCCCATTTTGACTTTCGGCCGCCTGGCGGTGGAATACCTAAAGGCCCGGACGAATCCCGGCGCCATGCAAGCTTTCGTGAATGGGTGGCTGGCTGAACCCTACCGGCCGCAAGAAGGATCTATTGACCCAGACACATTTCGCGTGCTTGAGCGTGATTATTCCCGTGGCGATATTCGGGGTGAATATCGGATTATCGGCGTTGATGTGCAGCGGTCCATTTTCTTTTGGGTTGTGCGGGGGTTTGACAAGGACGGGACAAGCTGGCTGGTGGATCATGGCACCGCCCCAAGCTTTGATGACCTCACGGCCCTGGCCGAAAGCTATGAATGCGCCTATGGCATTTGCGATACGGCTTACCGGACTCAGGAAATTTATGAGGAGATTCATGCGCGCCGGCCCTTCTGGTTCGGGGCTAGAGGTTGGGAGCGATTGCCGCACCCCTACAAGATAACCGGGGTAGATCCATTCAGCCCCATGAAGGACAAGAAATTTTCCAAAAAATCCATCAACATTCTGAACATCAACAAAGACGTTTGGCAGGGGGAGCTTTTGAAAAGGAGGAACGGCACCAATTTGAACTGGTTCACCTATCAGCAAACAGATTCAGAATACATCCGGCAAATGCTTTCCACCAATCAAAAGGAGAAAGTCGACCGCAAAGGCAAAGTCAAATTTGAGTGGGTTGTGGAGGGGCACCGGCAAGATCATTACTGGGATTGCGAAACTTATATCTTAACCCTGAGCCATGTTTTCGGCCTGGGCGGCGCCGTAATTCGTACGGGCAAAGACTTGGCAAAAACAAATAAAGCCAAACCGCAGCGGCCCAGAAAATCCACCAAGAAATCGATATGGTAGATGATTCGCCCTTTAGTAGATGGTCACGAATCGATTTCATGTCCGGGAATTCAATAACTACCTGGGGGAACTTCACGCCAGTCTAGGCAAAGGGGTTGCCGCATCAGATGTCGTAAAATCGGAAGCGGCTGCAATTTTGGTCAGTGCAGCAAAAAAAACAAAGCGGGGAAATAAGGCTGACATTCAATCGCGCTACACCATAAAACGCTCAACAAAGAAAAGCCGGAAAACCGGCCCAATTGCGCAAAATCCGAATCTGGTGCCGTTCGTCGTAATGAAGGGGAAAAAATATCATACCTCAAACTACTACCCGAAACCGGTGTGGAACGAGATGAAAAAGAAATTGGACTTTTACAAAAAACGCGCGAAGTCCAGGGTTTTTTCATCGAAAGCCACCTGGCTTCTAATGGCGCGAAAAGCCCGGCTCAACACCCAAAGATTTCAATCAAAGGCCAGTTTGGAAAAAGCCATTTCCGCGCAAGCTGGAAGCTTCAAGAAAAACTCAACCGAGAATGGAACGCGAATCCCGTCCATGTTCAAATTTCGGATCAAGATTTACAATAATTCAGTCGCGGCTTTGAACAAATCGGCCCGGGGCCATTTTGCAATCAAGTCGGCAATGGGTGGGCGTTCGGAGTTTTTCAAGACAAATATGAAAATGGGGGTCTTCAAAAAAGCCGCCAGAATTGGGAAGAAATATCCCGGGGTGAGGGTGCTCCCATAAAGCAAGGTAGACGTTTCGCCCTTTAGTAGATGGCCGAGCGCATTGCACAAAGCACCCTGATCACCCTCAGGGACAATCTCCTTACCGCTTACACAGCGGTTTCTGAGAGTCCAACGGCCAGCTATACCCTCGGCGACCGAACTTTTGTCTATCAAGACCAGGAGCATCTTTGGGCAAGAATTGAAAGATTGGAGCGCCTGATTCTAATGCGTTCAACCACTTACAAGGCTCACGGCAAAAACCGAGTGGATTTTGAAAAATGGAATTGACCGTCTGGAATAGAGCGAAAAAGGCGGCCCGGATTTTGTTCGGATATGATGCCGTAATTTCAAACCGTTACCGGAAGGCCAAGGGCTATCATCCAATCAGGGATGAGAATATCGAGCTTTCAGCTTTTGACCGGGATGAGCTTGTGGGGAATCTGCTCAACATGAAGCGGAACAATCCAATCGTCAAAAGCATCTCACGACTCAAGCGCACCGATATTGTCGGCTCCGGGGTAAAGCCACAACCCGCTTCCCCAAGTGAAAGTTATAACGAACGGATTCTGGATTTGTGGGAGGAATGGAGTGTGGCACCGGAAATCACCGGGATGATGAATATGAAGGAGCTCCAACAAGAGATTGTGGATGCGCCGCTTTTCTTTGGTGATATTGGGCTGCTCTATTTGGACAATGGGCAGCTTCAGGTTTTTGAAGGTTCGCGGATCGGTTCCCCGATGGGGGTGAATTCTTTCAATGAAGGCGACCTAGATAAAAACGGGGTAATCGTGGACGACTATGGCCGGCCCGTTGAATATCAGGTGGGGCAGCGTGTGAACGGGGTTCTCACAAATGTGGTCACCGTGCCGGCTTCTGATTTCTCCCTCTATATGAAACGGATGCGCCCGAGCCAATGGCGCGGCGTTCCCACCCTGGCACCGTGCGTGAATACCCTCATGGATGTCTCGGAGTATGAAGAAATCGAAATGATTGCCGCCAAGGTTTCGGCCAGCCTGTCAGCGGTAATCAAGAGGGAAGGGTCAGTGAATTTTGAACTGGCAAACCGGGCGCCGGAGAATGAACAGGATACAGTCGGCCGGCTGGAAAATTTTGAGCCTGGAACTTTCCACTATCTTGAGCCGGGCGAGGATGTTTCAACAATCGCCCCAAATGGCCGGCCCAATGTTGACGGGATTGAGTGGCTGGCTTTTGAGCTCCGGAAGGTCGGCGCTGCCATTGGAATCCCCTATGAATTCATGTTGGGCGATATTGGGGGCTCCTCATTCTCAGCCTCTCAGGGTGTGGTCATGCAATATCAAGCCACAGTTGAGGAGGAGCAAAATTGCCTGATTGAACTGATGCACCGGATTTATCGGTGGCGGGTTTCCAAATGGGTGACTGATGGAGAGTTGTCCATACCGCCTGAAGTTAAAAAACCTTTTCAGGTACGATTCCAACCCCCGCGCTTTCGCTGGATCAACCGGAGCAGCCAGGTTGAATCCGATTTGAAATATGTAGGGCTCGGCGCCATGAGCCTGGACGATGTGGCCAGCAGCTTTGGAGATTCGGCCCTGAACATTATGCGGCGCAAAGCGCAAAACATCGCGGATGCCAAACAGGTTGCCGAAGAATTTGGGGTGAGTGATTACCGGGAAATCTTCAATCAGCTCCCAACTTTTGCGAATGCCAATTTTACCGAGCTCCAGGAAAGTGACCGGGAAACCCCGGCAAAGCCCGAGGGCTCGGCATTAAAGAAAACCAAAAGGGAGAACCGATAAAATGAGAAAAAAATTCTGGGACTATATGCACGCCCCGACCCCAAAAAAGTTGGCCAAGTTGACGACTGAAGAACAGGCATTTGCCGAAACTTTATCGAAACAGGATAAATGGCCTGATGGACAAATGAAGGAATTACCGAAGGCCAAGCCATCAGACTTGAAACCGAAGGGGAAATGATATGCCGACGCCATCCACCATTGAATTTGCCACCTCAAAAAACGGCAAGGGCTTTGACCATGCCAAAGCTTTAATCCGCAAGGGCCAGGTCAGCGAATCTGCGAAATGGAGTGGCCCTAAGGCCGGCGCAGCCAATAGGTACATTGAGGAAAACGGATGGGCAGATTATGGCACCTGGTTCCTGGGTAAAGATCCTGAATATGACCCGGAAACCAAAGCTCATTGGAAATACCCATTCACAAGTGATTTCTCCACGGTGAGCATTAACGGCCTGAAGGCAATCAGAAGCCGCGCCGGTCAAACTGAAGAAACTGAAATCTTCAATGCTGCCGGCAAGCTTTTGGAAAGAGCCCAAGGGGATAAAGAAAAGGCAGCTTCCCAAACTGACCGCCGGAGAAAAGGCACCTTTTCCACCTTTTGTCTGGAAGCTCAAAGCCCATCCAAAGTGGACAGGGAAGCCGGCACAATGGAAGGGATCTCGATAATTTCTGCCGGGGAAGCCAAAGGGCATCAAATGATGATTTCACAAAAGACGCTGGAATCGACCATTACCTTGCTCCTCGGTAAATCGCTCCCTGCCTACGTTTCCCACGGCGGCGCCTCCGGGGATCGGTTGCTGACTGAGGCCGGTTACTTTTCCGAATTCTACCGGGACAAAGAAAAAATCAGGGCAAACAAATTTGTGGCCCTGGAGAGTTTTAAGAAATATGAGCCTGAGAAATACGAGCGGCTTTTTGAGATTGCCGAAGTAGCGCCGGAATCCTTTGGGGTTTCGATTGTCTTTGAAGGCCAGCTATTTTGGGAAATGGCAGATGGATCAGAAATGGGAATGGATGTTGGATTTGAGGCGCCAGAAAATGCGCGCTTCAGTGTGCCAACAGTCAGACCCCTGGCAATTACCTCCGCTGATTTTGTGGATACCCCGGCTGCGAACGGGGCTCTTTTCAGCGGTAAGGTAGACAAACCATCTATTAGTAAAGAGCAGAACATGAAAACTTCTAAAAAGAAAAAAACAGTAGTCGCCCTCGATGAGTCAGCGTCAGAAGCGCATGAAGCACAAGCTGCCGCCGTTGAGGAAGGCAAAGAAGCTCCAGCCGTCCCGGCACCGGAACCTGCCCCCAAGAAAAAAGGCAGAAAGAAAAAACTAGCCGAACAGGATGAGGAAGACCGCGAGGACGAGGAGCGCGGCGAGGAAGATGAAATTGCCAAGGAAGACCAGGGCGAAGAAGAAGCCGAGGAGGATGATGCCGCTGAGGATCGCGATGACGATGAGAAACCTGAAGCCGATGAGCTAGAGGAGCTTGAGGAGCCTGATGATGAATATCAGGAAAAAATGCGTGCTGCTGTTGAGGAGGTTTATTCGCACATTGAAAATGCAGTAAACCGGCTCAAAGAGGTCATGGATATGGTTGGGGTTCCTGACAAGGCCGAAGCCTCCGAAGATGGGGAATCAACAGCCCTGAAAGCCCGTGTTGAGGAACTCGAAAAACTCAGTCAGGGCACCGCCCCGATTAAAGAAAAAACCGGTTCAGCTTTCACCACTCTCAAGGATGCCAAAAAGCACCTCATCACAAAACATTTAGAAAAGAACCCAGGTGACAGCCGGAGCACGGCGGTTCTGGCTATCGCAAAAACAAATCCCGAACTATTCAAAAACAACTAACCCACTGAAATAATGTCAACGACTACATACAACACCGGCAACCGCACTTTCCAAGCGACTGCCGTAGCCATCGAGGCTTATGCCTTGGTGACCTTGGACTCTAGTGGAACGATCGCCGCCAGCGGTGATAATGCCACCGAACAAATCATTGGAGCCGTCACAGAGGATGTGGCTGCCTCTGCCTATGGCAGCGTCCAGATGCTCAACCTAGGCGGAACGATCCAGCTAATCGCCGGAGGCAATACCATTGCCGTAGCCGATACGGTGTACATCGACGGCTCCGGAAAGGTTGGCACTGACACAAGCAACACCAAAATCGGGGTCGCCCTCAAGGCATCAACCACCGATGGCGACGTGATTGAAGTAATCCCCCACCAAACATTCTTAGCCTAAGGAGAAAAAAATCATGTCTGTATTTGCATCATCTACCGCAAGTTTTAACCCCATCATCAACGAGGCAGTCAACGAGGTTGACCGTCAGGAGTTTGTGGGCACACGCATTCTGCCAGTTCAGGGCACCGATACCCAGACCGGCAAGTATGTTCTAATCAAAGGAAATCAATTTGAGAATGATATTTCCAAACCCCGTGCACCCGGCGCCAACTTTGCATCGGCCTCCGGCGAATATGAGAGCGCATCTTTTGAATGTGTCGAATATGGAGTGGAAAATTCCCTCGATGATTTAGACATTGCCAATGCTCAAACCGATGCCCTTCTGGATATTGCCACTGTGACAGCAAACCAATTGGCAGATGACCTGATGATTGGCCATGAGTTGCGCGTTGCAACGGCCCTTAGTGGCTCCAGCTTCGCTTCTACGGCCGCCACGGCCGCCATGAGTGTGGTGGCAACCGCCACGCCCATCGCGGACGTAAATAACGCCGTGATGCGCCTAAATGCCAACGGCATTTTCCGTGGGATTCATCTGGTCATGGAAGCCAGCCTGTATCAGGAAATGCTTCAGACCGATGACATGAGAAACCTCATCAACGGCAGCGGCACTTTTGCCTGGGCCACTGATCAGGTTGCCAGGGTCTTGGGCGTGGATGATGTTGTGGTTTGCAATACGCGATATAATTCAGCCGCCAAAGGCCAAAGCCGCTCCACGACAAAAATCTGGCCAACAACCAGCTACTACGTCGCAAGCCTGGGCAGCGGCCTATTCTCAAACGGTGGCATCGGGCGGACTCTCGCCTACAATGCGCGCGGCGGTCAGTTTGTATCTGAAACCTATCGCACCGAACAACCCCCGGCCAGCGTGGTTCGCGTCCGGAATTGCGTGGATGAAATCATCATCAATGCCAATGCCGGCGAAGTAATCAGTGGAGCTTAACACCAGGGGATGAACCGCAGGGGATAACAAGAAACCCCGTCCCGTTCTTAGCCGGGGCGGGGTTTTGTTTTATGGCAAGCGTGACGACAAGCCAACTGTCGGCAGATTTGGATTTCGCCAATAACGATTTCCAAGTCACCCTCACTACTGTCACCCCCAGCTCAAGCGTCGGGGTTGAATTCACAGCCTCCCAGGAGGCCCTCAGGGAGCGGTACGAGGTAGAGGTTAATGGCCGCGAACAAATGGTGGATCAGCGATTCTTTATCAATATCAATGGGGTTTCAACTTATCCGAGCAAAGGGTGGGTCTTAACCGCCGGTTCCCGTTCTTACAAAGTTTGGGAATCGTCCATTGGCAATGGGGGTGTGCTTCTCGTCATCACTTGCATTTCACGTTATCAAGGAGAATCATAATGGCCGCAACAGACCTCAATGACCTGAACAATTTTGAGTATCATTTTGAAACCGCTGCCGCGACTTTCCTTAATACCGACACCGGCATTGATGTTTTCCGCACGGTTATCGAGGACAACCTGACCGCGCCCAGGTTGGAGATTCAACTTTTTGTGGATGGGGCGATGGAACCTTTTGCCCCTAGAAACGGCGGCGCCTCATCTACGTCTCAAGACTACCGGGCATTCACAGGGGTTTTTCAGTGCCGGGTGATTACCGACAACGCCACCGGTGGCGCCGCCAATCATGCCACCTATCGTTCAAAAGTCCGGACTTCCCTCATGCGAACTGCTGAAAATTGGTATGGCGGAGGAGCTGGGGGAGCACTAACCGGCACCGGATCTATCAGCAGCGGCACCACAGACCTGACCGGCACAGGAACGGTATTCACGACTGAGCTTGAAGTGGGAAATCACTTCACAGTTGAAACCGAGGCGTTTGTTATTGCCTCAATTTCATCTGACACAGAGCTGAACGTCGTGACTGCCTCAGCCGCCAACTATACAAATGGGAGCCTCGGTCTGAGCGCTTCAAATCTTCCATATTATAACGTGAAAAAATTGATGCCAGCCGGCACCGATTATGAAGTTGATGGAGACATGAACGTAACGCAGCTCATGTATGAATTAACCTTTGAGATCCGCGATGATGCGTGGCCGGCGTAAAATCAAGTTCCCCTTCTTCACTCTATTCCAGAGCTTCAATTCCATTTCTCCAAATTCCGTAAGGTAGACGTTTCGGCCTTTAGTAAGAAGCGGCACTGACGCCGCTAAGGCTTAACCGGCCTCACTTGCACACAGGAGAAATAGGAGATTAAGAACGATGGCCATAACTTCAGATGGAACACAATCATTCGGCATTCAGGATTCGCCGGTCACGATTAACAGCATAGTATACGTTTGTGAATCAATGTCTTTTACCTACGGCTCAAGTCGAGTCGATGTGAATGATGCAAATGGAGAACCCCTTGGATCAGTTATTGTTCCGAGCCGGGTCGAATTTTCAGCTTCATTGCAATATGCAGCCGGCACAACAGTCAATCCAACAGTCGGCCAAGAGATGATTACCGCCAGCACCGATGGCCGGAACAATGCGACCTACATTCTCACTGAGGTGGGTGATGCACAGAGCTCCGGGGATTATGCAAAATGCAGCGTTAGCGGATACGAAAAAATCAACTGATGGAAACAGCTGCTGAGGTTTGGACACGGTTCAAACCAAAGCTGGCTGAGGCACGGGAAAAGGATAGGGCT